ATATATCAGATACCGTTAAAGCACATGGAATTGAAAAGACAAGAGATACTCTTTTTAAACTTTTAAAACAACAACTTAGACCTAATGAAACAACAACTAAAAAATAAGATTAAACATAATCTTGAATGCTGGAAATATGAAGGTAGAGAATTTACTGAAGATATGATTCCAGAAAATGCTGTAGGATTTGTATATGAAATGAGTACTGTTTTAAATGGTAAGTTTGTTAAGTATATTGGTAAGAAAAACTTTTATAGCAATGTAAAAACTAAGTTACGTAAAAAAGATATGCCTGATGATAAAAGAATGAAGACATATAAAAGAGTAAAGAAATATACTTATCAAAAATACTTTAGTAGTAATGAAGTATTAAAAAAAGCAAGACAAGATGGATATCCTATTAAGAGAGATATACTATGCATTTGTAATTCTAAACTTCAACTATCTTATATGGAAGCAAGACAACAATTTTTATGTGATGTATTAACCAGTGATGAATATCTAAATGGTAATATATTAGGTAAATTTTATAAAGGAAAAATATGATAAAAAATAAAGCTGAATCTCTAGCAAAAGCTAGTAAAGAGTTAATGATGACTGAACCATACTATGGTTTCTTTCTAATTATGTTAAATAAAATTTGGACAAAGACACAAGTTCCTACTGCAGGAGTTTGTAAAAATGGTATTAATTACCAGTTATGTATCAATGAAGACTTCTGGAATTCATTAGATATAAAAAAAGAGATGGGCATACTAAAACATGAGTTACTTCATATAGCATTTAATCATCTGACACATTTCTATTTTCCTAATAAACAATTAGCAAATATTGCTATGGATATGGAGATAAATCAGTATATTGATAAGAGCTGGTTACCTGAAGATGGTATATTTATTGAAAACTATTCTGATCTTGAATTAGATTATAAAGCAGGATGTAAATATTATTATGAAAAGCTTCAACAAGCTCAGGAAAAGAAAAAAGAATGCGGTACAAGTGGATGTGGTGAGTTTGATAAATTATGTGATCAACTTGAAGGAGGAGAAAATCCTGTTAAGAATCATGATCTATGGAAGGATTTTCAAGATTTATCTGAAACGGAAAAAGAACTCATTAAGAAGCAGATAAAGAGAATTCTTACTCAAGCTTCTGATATGGCTGAACAAAAGTCTAGAGGTTCTACTCCTGGAGAGATTAAAAATCTTATTAAAGTAGATGAAGTACTTCCTCCTAAATTTGATTGGAAGAACTATGTAAGACGTTTCTCAGGAACTTCTTCTAGAATATATACTAAAAAACTTAGAAGGAAAGAGAATAGAAAGTTTGAGGATAATCCCGGTCTTAAAATCAAGATGAAGAAACATGTTCTTATAGCACTTGATACTTCAGGTTCAGTATCTAATGAAGAGGTAAAAGAATTTATGGGTGAAATGAAACACATTCATAAAACAGGAGTAGCTATGACCTTAGCACAATGTGATACATCTATAAGAAAGATAGAAGAGTATAATGGAAGTTATGAATTAAATCTTCATGGAAGAGGAGGAACTGAGTTTGATCCTGTTCTAGATTATTTTAATGCAAATTTAAGAACTTATACAAGTCTTATATATTTTACTGATGGAGAATGCTATACTAGTGTAAAACCCCAAGCACCTGTGCTATGGGTACTATCTGAATGCTCAAGCATGAATGATAAACTACCAGGGAAGGTAATTAAATTAGAGTTATAACTAAAAAAAGAAAGCAAAATGAGTGGTACTCAATTAAACACAAATGAATTAAAAACATTTCTAAAACATATTGTTAAGAACAATAAAGAAATTCAGGAAGATGGTAAGATCCCTGTAGCTGTTAATATAGAAGGAGATGCAGGTTTAGGTAAAACTTCTGCTATAATGCAATTAGGTCAAGAGCTTGATATGCATGTTGTAAAGATTAATCTATCACAGATAGAAGAGATAGGTGATCTTGTTGGATTTCCTGTAAAAGAATTTCAAATAAAAAACAAAGAAGGTAAGACTACTTGGATAACTGAAGCACAGATTGCACCAGCTACTAAGAAAGGTTATAAAGTTGTAGCTAAAAGAATGTCTCACGCAGTTCCAGAATGGATTCAGGGTAAATCTGAAGGTGGGTTCTTAGTATTAGATGATTATACTAGAGCTGATCATAGATTCATGCAAGCTTGTATGGAGTTAATTGATAGACAAACTTATATTTCTTGGACTCTACCTAAGAATTGGCATATTGTTCTAACTACTAATCCAGATAATGGAGATTATAATGTTAGTTCATTAGATGATGCTCAAAAGACTAGATTTATTTCAGTTGATATAAAATTTGATGTAGATGTATGGGCTAAGTGGGCAGAAGGAGAAGGAATTGATGGTAGATGTATTAACTTTTTACTAATGCATCCTGAGCTTATAACCCAGAAGATCAATCCAAGGTCTGTCACAACTTTCTTTAACTCTATCAGTTCTATAGATAAGTTTGAAGAAGAATTACCTCTAATTCAAATGATTGGTGAAGGATCAGTTGGAGCTGACTTCTCAAGCATGTTCACTATGTTTATTAATAATAGACTAGATAAGATTGTTTCTCCAAAAGATGTTTTGTTTAATGCAAATCAAGATTACATTACAGGAGCATTAAAAGCAGCTACTACACAAGGTGGAACAGAGTTTAGAGCAGATATCAGTAGCATTATCGCTACAAGAACTGTCAACTACGCTTTACATTATGCAGAATCAAATGGAATTAAGAGAGACTTAATTGATAGATTAATCTATCTTTCTACTGATTGTGAATCTTTCACTAATGATCTTAAATATTATATCATTAAGGAAATAGTTAATGGAAACAAAGTTAAGTTTGCTAAACTCTTAATGCATAAAGATGTAGTTAAGATGGCAGTAAAGTAAGTTAAATAAATTTATTCACATTAAAGGGGTCTCAGGATCCCTTTTTTATTTTTTAAAATATGCAAAAATTAATTCAATTAAAAACTAAAGCATTAGATACAAATGGAGATAGAGCAGATGGTTATATAAATAGCAGTAATGCTTTTACTTATACCTATACATTTGAAATAGACCATGATCAACCTCAGCTCATTCTAAAAGAGTCAATAGAAAATTTATATGAGGATATTGACTATAATATGAATGATAATACTGTAGGTACAATAGTAGTTAAGAAAGGAACTAAATTTCATTTTACTTCTGGTGTTAAATTTCCAAGACAACAATTTAAAGAACTACAACAAGCTCATGGAGTTAAGTCAATAAGAGATATAGAAAAAGCAGATTATATTATAATTGATAATAATCTTCCAGGAACAACAGTTCAACAAAAATGGAAATATGGCGTAATAAAACCATCAACAATGTTTAATATTTTATATTTTCTTGATGAAGCATTTATACCAATGTATAAAGACCGGGTTAGTGAATGTTATAAACAAGAAATTTTAGACAATGTAAATGAAGATCATATGTTTGAACTTGAGTATTCAACTACAAATTATATAACTTATGCATTAAAGAATTTAAAGGCAGAAAATGCATATGAAGTTAATAATGGAAGAGATGGATTTTTAACTGAACAAGATATAGCACTTCTTCAACTTACTATAACTGATCTTGGAAGTACAAGCAAATATTATAATTTAGTTAGTAAAACTGATTATAAAATTCTTCTTGAACTTGTAAAAGATGATATAAGTGAAAAATTAGTTAATACTGATTTATTATCTAAAGTTATTGACAAACACTTAGATAAAGTTGTACTTGATGAAGAACAATATCAGTCTTTAGTAACCATGTTTAAGAGTAATGATAAAGATAATCATATAATCGCTATGGAAATTATGGCTAATTGTCATTTTAAAGATAGTCTTTTGTATATTGAGAAATTATTTCTTAGTTACGCATGGGTAATGTGGGATACTGGAAAAGCTAATCATGTAAATTTTAAAAACCTAAGAACATTAGTTGATAGATCTGATTCATATAGTATGAAAGGTGGTAAAGATTTTGACCATTCAATGAAAGTATTACAAAAGTTTGGAATATTTACCCCAAAGAATATTAACTTCATGTTAGAAACACATCTTGAAAAACTTAATAATTTAATTTATTCAAGCAGTAGATATTTTAATATTAAATCTTTAACTTTAAATGAAGAATGTTTAAATAAAATAAATTTTAACTATATTTACACTATGCAGGAAGATCATATTCCTAAAAAAGAAGAAATAGAAGAAGAAATAGAAGATGAAGAATTCACAATAGATTAGAATTTATGACTATAGAAACAACCTCATTAGTTAGTAATGAAGAACTTGAAAAGTTTTATAGTAAACCCTTTTCCTTTAGTTATTCTGGTATAAACAAACTATTGTTTTCTCCAACTCTCTTTTATTCACACTATATATTGAATGAAAGAGAAGATAGTGTTGACTCTCACCTGCTTGCAGGGAGGGTCGTACATTGTCTATTACTGGAACCAGGAAACTTTGAGAAAGAGTTTTTAGTATTACCTACAAGTTTGCCATCAGGTAATAATAGAACAATTGTAGATTACATCTTTAAAGTTTACACTTCACATAATAATGAAAGTTTAAACTTAGAAGATTTTAAAGATGAGATTATAGCTTATCTTGAAGAAATCAACTTACATCAATCCTTAAAAACAGATGAACAAAGACTTAAGAAAATTTTATCAGATCAAAATAATTCATATTTCACATTTTTAAAAGAAAAAAAAGGTAAGACAATAGTTGATAATGATATAGTCACACAAGCAATAGAAAGTGTACAAACTTTAAAAGCAGATCCAGACATATGTGAGCTACTACAGCTTGGATTAGATGATGAGCTTGAAGTACATAATGAAATGCTTCTTGAAACATCTTTACCAGGATATCCATTTGGAATTAAAGGTATAATAGATAATGTTGTTATTGATAAAGAAAAGAAAATAATTTTTATAACTGATTTAAAAACAACAGGTAAGCCTTTAATTGATTTTGCTGACTCTGTAGAATTCTATAAGTATTGGATACAAGCTGCTATATATAAAAGACTTGTAGAAGATAAGTTTGGAATACGTAGTGGTTGGAGAATTGTATTTACATTTCTAGTAATAGACAAATACAATATGTATTATCCATTTCAAGTTACAGATGCAACTATGAAAGTCTGGGAATATAACTTAAATGATATCTTAAAAGTATGTAAGTATCATTATGAATCACAGGATTATACCTTACCTTACAAATTAGCTAACCGTAAAGTAAAACTGTAACGTACATGAGAATAACTTCGCTATATGACAAATACTTTCAAAAGTCTAAGATATTTTTATATCCGCTCTTAGACATTAAAAGAGGTACAAGTGTTGTTCCACATGAAACTTATCTTTCATGGAAGGACAACATCTCCTCTGAGGATATGAAGCTAGTTACCCTATACAAAAAAAGAGATGATGTACTGTATAAAAACTTTGTTGATAAAATTCTATTAAAACATCCTAGATTAGTAGAACATTGGAATATTGATAAAGAAAATACTGTATTTATATTTGATTTTTGTGACTTAGATGATGACTGGTATTTTTTTACACAAGGAAAATATAGCAAAATAAGTAATCCAATTAAAAGAAAAATATGTGACTTTTTTGAGAAGAACAGTGGTAATTATTTATATGTAACTAGTTATCTCTTTCCAGTTAACCACTTTCAAAACTACGCTAAGATTTTAGATGTAGATATAAAGGTGTTAAAAGATGTAGGTGAACTATGTGATAAACCAGATCTTAAGAAAGAAACATTAATATTAGAAAAAGCAAATTTAGAAAATATAGATAATTCCAAAATAAATTATTAAATTTGATAAAAAAATAAGAATATGGAAAATTCAATGATGTTAGTTCAGTCCACATGGAATGGTGAACAAACTTTTAGAATGGTGCCAATCCACAAGGATTGTCCTTATGTAGAATGTATATGTGACCCAACTACAAAAGTATTTGTTGTTATATCTACTATTACAAAAAACACATTTCATATGGTTCCTAAATTAGATGATAATGGAGATCCTATGTTTATGAAAAATGTAAAAAGGAAGAATGGTAAAATGCAAAAAGAAGAAAGAAGACAATGTGAAACTTTTCAAGAATTTTATCTTGAGGATGTAAATTCAGTTGTAGATATTATTAAGCATTTTGCAATTAATGAGAAAACTTTTAAATTTAAATGGAAAGAGTTTTTAAAAGACAAACCTAAAGAAGAATCTAACTCTCTTGTAGGTTCTGTTTTAACTGGTGCTAAAACACCTGAGATTATAGTATAATCTAAACCAAAAAAAATAGAAAAGGGATCATTATGGTCCCTTTTTTAATCTTTATTATTATATGAAACAACACTGGGTAATGGACTATGAGACCTTATCTAATTGCTTCGCTGCTGTCTTTATTGACATTAAATTCTGATGAACAAGAAGTATTTGTAATTCATAAACTAAGAAATGATATAGATTCTTTTATACATTTTTTAGAAAGAAATATTCTTTATAATGAATGGCATGTATCTTTTAATGGTCTAGGTTTTGATGGACAAATAACTGAGTATATACTTAGAGATAAAGAGTTCCTCCAGGAAACAGATCCTGAAGATGTAGCAAAGTGGATTTATACAAAGGCTCAATATATTATTGAAAAACAAAATGCAAAAGAGTTTTTAGATTTTAGTCCTAGAGACTTGAAGATAAAACAACTAGATGTATTCAAACTAAATCATTGGGATAATCCTGCAAAAAGATCTAGTCTTAAATGGATACAGTATACAATGGATTGGTTAAATATACAAGACATGCCTATTCACCATAGTACTGAGATTACAAAACAAGAAGAAATAGATCAGATTATAAAGTATTGTATTAATGATGTTGAATCTACTAAGAAGATTATGAATCTCAGCAAGAGTCAAATACAATTAAGACAACAGCTGACAGATGAATATAATATTAATTTATATAGTGCATCTGAACCAAGAATCTCTAAAGAATTATTTCTTCACTTCTTAAGTAAAAAGACAGGAATAAGTAAATATGAGCTTAGACAAATGAGAACATATAGAAATCTTATTGTTATAGGAGATCTTATTCTTCCTTATGTTAGTTTTAAGACGGCTACTTTTCAAAAACTTCTTAATAAGTTTAGAGGTGCTACTGTAGAACCTCAGAATACAAAAGGAGGTTTTAAATATTCTGCTAGATATAGAGGAGTTAAAACTGACTTTGGTCTTGGTGGTATTCACGGAGCTAGAGAAGCTGGTGTATATGAGTCTGATTCTGAGAACATTATAATGTCATCAGATGTTACAAGTTTCTATCCTAATTTAGCTATTAAAAATGAATGGTCTCCTAAACATTTACCTAAGACAGAGTTTTGTGATCAGTATCAATGGTTCTTTGTAGAAAGAAAAAAGATTCCTAAGTCAGATCCTAGGAATTATGTTTATAAGATTATTCTTAACTCAACTTATGGATTAAGTAATGATAAGAATTCTTTTCTATATGATCCTGAGTTTACTATGAGAATTACTATCAATGGTCAACTAAGCTTATGTATGTTATATGAAATGATTATGGAAGGAATTCCTAATGCAACTCCTATCATGCATAATACTGATGGTTTAGAAACTATCATTCCTAGAGAATATCAAGATAAATATATGGAGATCTGTAAAGAATGGGAAGAGATAACTAATCTAAATTTAGAACATGACACCTATCAAAAGGTTATTCTAGGAGATGTAAACAATTATATAGCTATTAAGGAATATAGTGAGGTACATAAGGATATCTATAAGGACATTAAATATTCTAATCCTTTTGATTTATTTAAAGAAGAGAATGGTAAATTTTATCATGCTAGTACTAAATGTAAAGGCAGATTTGAATTTAATAACTTAGCTCTTCATAAAAACAAAAGCTTCTTGGTAGTACCAAAAGCTATTTATAATTATTTTGTACATGGAATAGACCCTGAAAAATTTATAAAAAAACACCAAGACATCTTTGACTTCTGTGGAGGAAAAAAGATAAGAGGTGAATGGACTTTCTATAGTCACTATATTAAAGATGGAAAATATGCTAGTGATAAACTTCAGCATACTCTTAGATATTATGTTAGTAATAAAGGTTGTAAGGTTATTAAAAGAAATAATCTAGATGACCGGGAAATACAAATTGAAAGTGGTAAATGGATGCAAACACTGTTTATCCGTTATAAAAAGAAATCACTTGATAAGTATGACCTAAACTATAATTACTATATAACAAAAGTAAAAAAAGAAATAAAGAATTTAGAACCGTTAATAACACAATTTAAATTATTTTAATCATGGGATTTAAAATTAAAAACTATGGTAGAGCACACGTTATAGGAGCTGCTCTGCCCAATCATGCAGATACATACACTGTAATTAAACATGAAGATGTAATCAATCTTTGTATAAATGAACTAGAACAAGCAGGTTTTCAAATTGTAGGAGAAACCTATAGAGCAACTTCTCACGGAGATATTGCTACCGGGATATATAAAGTATCTTATGGTAATGATCCTGATCTAGGAATTATGTTAGCTTGGACTAACAGTTATAATAAACAAGTTGCATTTAATTGTACGTCAGGTGCATATGTTGTAAACTCTGGAAACATTATGATAGGTAACTACGGAACCTTAAATAAGTTTAGAAGAAAACATACAGGAACAGCAGATGAAGATACTGAAAATTCTATTAAAGATCAGATCACACATGCTAAGATGCACTTTGCAAGTCTTGCAGAAGATAAAAAGAAGATGGAAGCTATTAAAATGACCAGGACGGAACAAGCTGAACTCCTAGGTATTTTATTTGCAAGAGAAGATTTATTAACTCCAAGACAAGCTACTATAGTTAAGAAGCTTATGAATAAGCCTAACTTCTTTTATTCAGGAGGTAATGATAGCTTATGGACATTCTATAACTATGTAAGTGAAGCTCTACAAGATACTCATCCTATAAGATGGTTAGTAGATCAGAGATTCTTTCATGAGTTTATTCGTGACTTTAAAGATCTAGATAATGTAGATGTTGTAAATAATACTGATACACTTACTCAAGTTTTCTTTAATGGGGAAAGTCCCCTAGCACAATTAGATGACTTAACAGGATGTCCTCCTGTAGATCCTAATCAAGTAGACTTAGAAGATTCTATTGCTGAAGCTGAAGCAGAGAATGCTGCTGATGCTGAAATGCAGGAGATGAAGACTGAAGAGATCATTAAAGAACAAATAGCTGAAGATGAATCTACAGATAGACTGCAAGAATATTTTATAGATAAAACACATCCTATGCACACATCTTCTGATATGGATAATTTTACTATTATTCAAGATGGAGAAGATAGTGAGTATAGAAAAGTTTTAAATAAAGATGTAGATAAAGCTGCAGAAGATTATCTTAAACGTATAGATGAAGGGATATCTGAAAAAGAATCCATGACTGATTATCATCAAGAACTTATAGATAAATCTATACCACTAAATGAAACTTCTAAAACTGAAGAGAAAACTTCTGAATCTACAGAAGATTTATCCAATATTCATGATCCAATAAAATCAAAGACAGAAGAAACTCCATCTGATATAGATTTAGATAGATTAAAGGTAGATCCTACATCTTTCAGAGCTAATGTGACTTTAGATCATGACTTTGATTTTGAGGGAGATGAAGAAGAGGAAGCAGAAGCTGACTTTGACTTTTAGTAATTATAAATATGGGGAGTAACTTCGGTTATTCCCCTTTTTTTTTTAAATTTGAGTATGAACATGAAAGCAAAATACGGAAAAGATATTGTATATATTAAGTATGTATCACAAGATATGAAATACGCATTAGTATCTAAACTTAAAGAAGGTAAACGTAAAATATTTAAAATAAATTTTTCAGAAGTTTCAAGTTTAAATAAAAGAGATTTAGATAAGCTTAAACAACTTCATGAATGGAAGGATGTTTAACGTCCTTGACCTCTATATTTTTTCTTATAATTCTTAGATGACTGAACATTAGATGTCTTAGACTTGGAGTGAACTCCAGGTCTGGAGACATTTTTTTTCTGTTCTGTTTTTGTAAGTAATTTCATTGTTGATTTTTAATAAAGATAATAAATTATCTTAAGTTTTCAAACATTTCAGCTTTCTTAATAGCCCATATAGGATCATAATTTTTACCTTTAAGTCCAAAGATACTACCAAGATGATTCCAGAATTTAAAGTCTCCGTCTTCTTGCCATGAATAAGGCCCTACATCTTGTTTGTAATAAGCTTTATCATTACCAGTTGACCAGTAAATCATATCTTGTAATATTTTACCATATAACTTTATGGTTGGTCCTGTAGCAATTGTAGAATTTTCTAATAAATCAGTCATCTCACTATATCCAAATATTGGATTAAACATCTCATTTTCTCTCTTAGTCATTATTGTAAGATATAACATTTGATTTGTCATCCATCCTCCCCATGTCTTTTGTCTCTCTCTCATCTTATTAAATCTATCTTCATCATCTGGTTCATATCCAAATATTAAACCTAATGCTAATGCCATTACCATAAAACCCATTCCCTCAATAAATGTTTTTCTCATTGCTCCTTTTTCTTGGTTTGTCATTATAGGCGCATAATGTTGATAATCAGTAAGTAACTTATATCCTGATTGTAAAGCACTTACATAAAAACCTTTTCTTGTTTGTCCTGCATTCCAGTCATAAACTTCTCCATACTTATTATCTGTTTGTTGACTATATTGAAATCTATTTAAAAACATACCTAGAGCAAATTTTCTATAGAATGAAAAAGCTCTAAATATTAAATACTTCCCTGCTTGAGGTCCTTCAAATTGATCATATTGTCCATTCAAATTTTGATTGACTGATGCAACTCTAAACCTAAAATCTTTAAACTTATCTGCTTTAGAAATAAATAATTCTTCTCCTGTTTCAAGATCTCTATTATCAGTAATCTTATTCTTTTTTTTCAACTCTTCTACAGATATTCCATATTCTTCAGCAATGTTTTCTAAAGTTTGACCAGCTAGTACTTTATGCTTAATAGACTTATAATTATATTCTAAATCTATTCCCTCTTTTAAAGTTAATTGATTATTCTCATCAACATCCCATGCATCTGCATACATTATTTGTTTTACAGTTCCGTCTTGTTGTTTTTGTTCAATTAATTTATTATACATCATTCCCCAGAATAATTCTAATGATGCATTTACTTCTGTAAGCTGTCTAAAATCATATAAGAAAGAAGCGTTGGCCATATCTTTTATAAATGTTCTTGAATTAGATCTACCAAAATCTTTTCTAAACTTACCAGGTACTGCATCAAATACTTCCATTAGTTGAGTATCTAAACTTTTAGCACCTTTCTTATATATATCTTGTGCACTTAAGGCAACTGTAGCTGTAAATGCTCTTTGCTTCCCTTTAGCCATTGAGATAGGTGTAATATTTTCTGCACCAACTGCTTCTAGCATTTTTTGAAATGTCATTCCAAATCTATTTTTTAAAGCTGATTGTGCATCCAATGCAATAAAAGATCTACTAGCTGCACCCATTAATGCATGTACTACCTTGGTAAACTTAGGATTGTCTTCAATAAAATCTGAATTAATTTGACCATAAAATAATCTATCAATATAGTAATCTATAGCTTTAGCTCTTTTATTTTCTGATCCTTTACGTACAAAAGATGTTAAGCCTCTTGTTTTATTTATAAAAGCACTTGCCTTAGAAACATCTTTTATAAAATTCTTTTCATCATTTAATACATTAGATAAAGCTTTAGCCATAGGTTCATTCTCTATTAATGCTTGTTGTTCATTAAGTGAAAACATATATTGAGCCATTCCTTGAAGTACATCTGGTGATACATCATTAGCATCTAATTTATATAATCCTCTTACAGGAATTTTAGTCATAGGTTGACCTGACACATCAGTCTGAACCAGTTGTGTATTAGGATCCCAATTAAATTGAAATCTGTTATCAGAGTCTGAATCATCTACTGATTTTTTAAAACCACTATCTATTAAAGACTTAACAGCCTCTGCTTTACTTGCAATACTTTCTCCTGCCTTTCCCCCCTGTAAATATTCTAGCGTATCTCTTCTTCTAAATCTTGGCTGATCTAAATATAATCTAGAACTATAAGGTGTATCCTTTTGCATGTCTATAAACCCTTCAGTAAAAGTTTCTATCAATCTGAATTGAGAATTATTTTTATCTCTTAGATTATAGTATTCTTCATTCTTATACTTTTTATCATATGCTCCGTCTGATAGTCCCGTATATTCTTTAGGTAAGAAATTTCCCTTATTATCAATTATTTTTCCAACATACTTTTGTTTTTGTTCATCAGTAAGATTAGCTGGAATTGTTCTATATTTATCTTTAACAGTTCTATAAGTATATCTTGATCCTGGTTTACCATTAACAATTAATGTTTCACCTGTTATAGGATGAACTAATTTTGTTTTCTGATAATATTTTGAGTTTGCTGGTTTTCTTGCTGTCCAAGCACTTAATCTAATGTTTACTTCTTTTCCTTTAACTGTTTTCTTAACATGATTTTTATCAAACCAAAGTTTAAAAACTTCATTTGATTCTCTTAACTTTTCAATGAGAGGGCTATTAATAAATTCATCTGCATTTAAAAAATCTATTTGAGTAATTGTTTCGTCTGTCAACCCTCCATCATTTTTTAAATCTGCTATAGCTGTTCCTGCAACATTAGTAAATAATGTAAGATATTCTGTAGTTGGAATAGAATTTATTAGTTCTGATCTTTGAGCAAATAACTCTGTTAATAAGTTACCTTCAAATTTATTAAGACCTAATTTATTTTTTACTGATACTAATCTAGTATACTCATCAAATTGTTCTTTACTTAATCTTTTTCCTTCTCTTTTTAGTTTAAAATAAGATCTTAATGTAGCTAACTCATCTCTAGATAAACCAGTAAGACTATCATATTCTGATTGAATTTTTATAATCTCTTCTTCTGTCTCTTTTAATTTTCTTAATTGACCTTCTGTTAAATTACTTCCATCAGGAACTCCATCTTTTGAAACCACTTTAAGTTGTAAAGATCTTGATTTGTAAAGACTTTGTAGTTTTTTAGCAACGTCTGATACTCCCCCCTTTTTTGTCAACTTATTTATTTTTTCACTTATCTCACTTAATCTATCATAATATTCTGTTGAATAAGCTATTCTGTAATTCTTATCTAAAAACTCTTGGAGTCTTTGTGCAAACTCTTTCGGTTTTTCTTCCATAGTAATATCTGAACCTGCAAGGAGCACGTTTGCAAAATTATCTAAATCTTCTTGAGCTTTCTCTAAGTTAACGTCATACGTATAAAAATCATTAGTAGCTTCTCTATGCTTTAATCTTACTAATGTCTTCTTTAAATCATCACCCGTTTTATGATTACCATTGTCATCCACTAAATTATACAACTGCTGATACTCTTGATTAGCAGCATCTAATTCTGAGTAAGGCATAACTGCATCTAAATCAGTATATATACTATTACCATATGTACCTATTTTAGTTAATACAGCTGCTCTTTCTTGATAAGCTTCTAATGATAACTGCCTATCTACATTTAATGTACCACCTGTTACAGGATCTTTTACAGTATTATCTTGTCTCCATATTTTTTGAGTCTCGTAAAATTCATTAGTATATTCACGGTGCATATAGTTTTCTTTAAAATTCCATAATGCATCTTGAGCTAACTGAATTGCAGTATTATCATTATTCTCTCTTGCAACTTCTAAATCATAGTCTAATTTAGAAAGATCTCTTCTCCAATTTTTAAACTTATTTAATAAAGTATATACATCATATTCTTCCCATACTCCCTCTTTATTTTTAACACCTGCTTTATCTGTAAAGTACATTAAGTCTTGTAACTGTCTTGTATTATTAGGATTATAACCTACTTCTTTTAATAAAGGTGCTATACTTTCAATAAATGCATTTTCTTGTTCTTGACTTTTATTAGCAGCTTCTACTAAAGATTTTTTCATTCCCATTACAAAAGCAATAGAAGGATCATTAATATTTGTATAAGCTAAAATATTTGATGCAACAGTTCCCATATCTCCAGCCTTTCCTTCAAGTACATCTTTTAATTTATCTTTTGAAATAATAGAAGAACTAAATTGTTGTATTGCATTTATTAAATGTTTTGCATTTTTAGGAACTCTTCCTAATGCATCTTGTAGATCCTGCTCACCATATTTAGTTATACTTCCTTCTGTTTTAACTATATCAGCAATGAACTTTTTAATTTCATTCTCGCTAAAGTCTTCTGCTTCTAAACCAAGTTTTAACTTTGTTTTAAGACTACTAATTATAGAAGCATTCATTGTTTCTGAATTATCTTTAAGATATTCTATAACACTTTCACCTTGTAAAGTACTAATTCTTTTTAGTACTCTTCTCCCTAAACTATTTACAGATTCAATTCTTTTAGCTAATTTATTTCCTGGATCTAATCCTAAAGTTGGTAATAAGTTATTCTCAAAAAAATCTGTTTGCTGACCAATTATTTCTGCATAGTATAGTAACTTTGCTATTCCTAACTCTTTTAAATGTTCATTAGATTTCTTTATATTATCAAGAATACTATCCATCTTTCTTACAAAAATTTCTGTTTGATCAATACTTTGTAAAAGACCTCTAGCTCTTAATTTATTATTTTCAACATGATCATTAAGTGCATCTATAACAATTTCTCCATCAATTTTTGCATCTGTTTTAGTTTGAAATTGTTGGAGGTTTGTCTCTATTCCTTTCAATAACTTTTCTCCTTCTTTACCTTTAAGCTCTTCTTTTAATTTTGGAGGACTATTTCTCAGCTCTTTAACCTGTTGTCTTGCCAATGAAAAGTAATCATTTGTTAGATCCATTAAGATACTACTCTCTATTCCACTCATCTCTGATAGCATCTTATCAAAGTCTTTCTTAAATTCTGCAAAGTCAGAAGGCTTTATTATAGTAGTATCTATAACAAAATCTTTTCCTATTAATATGTCAGTAAGTTCTCCTATAGTTGTATCAGTATCAAGCTTTGTTAGATTAAGCTTCTTTGCAAATTTTCTTAAAACTTGTCTAATAGCATATAAAACATTTTTTATAAATTCTTTAAATGCACTGTCATCAGATTTTACTTTATCTAATTTTCTAACTCCGTCTAGTTCAATAGCTCTTACAATAGCTTCTTCTTTAAATCTATCACTTCCTGGCTCTAACTTTACAACATCCTCTCCTCTTAATTTATTTTCTTGCTTAAGTCTTTCAATAATATTTTGCCCATCTACACTCTGCTCTAATTGTAAATATAATTTATTAAATAGTTTCGGATTTTGAATCTGAATAGCTTTAATAAAAGGGTGAGCATACTCATGAAGAACAGCATCAGAATTAAAATTACCTTCTACAAAATATACTTTATTATTATAAAAGAATGCTGCCTCATTATTATATGGTGTAGCAGATGTTGCAAGTATTGCTCTAGCATCTTCTTTAGAAATAATTTCATTACCAATTCCAAATGATTTTGTAAACTTATCTGCAAGTTTAATTGCAATCTCTCTATCTCTTTCAGCCTGTTGTGCTTCTTCTGTTATTTGATAAGCTTCTACTACATCTCGGTCCATTATATCAATTGGATTA